TAATGTGATAAATTATATTTAATTATTAACTCAAAAAATTTATCAAAACTACCTATGGTGTTTTCAATATCCTCCTCAGTAACATCTCCGTTTTGGAATAGAGTAATAAGTTTTACTAACTTATTTTGGAAACCTGTTAATACGGGTTTTTCCTCTTCTTCGTTTAATTTTTTGAAAATTTTAAATTCCATAATTATAAATATAAAAAAAGAGGAAAAATTCCCCTTTTAGTTTTCTTATGTTGCGGGAAAGATTATTTTCCACATCCGCAACCACCACCGTTGTTGTTCTTCATCGTTTTTAATTTATTAGAGGTTTATTACTTTTTCTTGTTTTTGTTGTAGTACTTATCAATAGTACTCTGAACTGCGTTTTTAATACTCTCAGTTCTTAACTTTTTCACCTGTTCAGGTGAAGCATTTTGTTTTTTACATCCACATCCCATATTGTTGGTATTTTATTATAAATATTTACCACATGTGATTTAATAGTAAATAATATAGTTATTTTAATATTTATTAATATAATTTTTATCATGAGAGTTAATATAGATATATCACAAATACAAAAGGTTGTTCAGATGTTGGTTGAGGAAGAAGGACAAGAGAGTGTTGTTATAACACCTGAGCAATATATTGACTTATTAAAGTTTACTGACTATAACGGTAAATTGGTTCAAAATATGAAACAATTCAGAGGTAAAAGGATTGTTATTGATGGTAATTTAAGTCTGAGAGGAACGGATGCCAACAATATCACAAATATCACAGTTAATGGTGGTTTAGATTTAACATATACCAAAATTAATTCTATTGAGGGGATTGAAGCCAAATCTATTTCAACATATGGTACACCATATGAACAAATTCAAATCAAAAAACAAAGACAGATTGAATTTGAAAAACAAAACGTTTTACGACAAGAGGATGAGTGGAATTTATAAACTTCAACTAGTGAGATTGCGATTTTGGCAAATGTTTTATTTGAATTTTTGACTTCATCTTCTGGTGATTATGAGGCTAAAGAACCTAATCATGATGCAAGGTTACAGGAACTTTATACTGCAAAAGAAAGAATGGAGGAAATTGAGAAAGAAACAGAAGATAATGAAAATCTGATGGATTTAGAAGCGGTTGAAGAAGAAATTGAAGAACTTGAAAAAAGAATTGACTTATATAATTTGGTTTATGATTACAAATATTATAGTATGAGAACTTTTTATTTGTTAACTGACGAATTAGAAGAATCAAAAGAAAGATGGGCGGTTGGTGATAATTATAGAACCCACATGTCGGCATATGAAAGAATTGATGAATTGATTGATGATATCGGAATAAAAGGTTTTAATTCAAGTTTTGTTGAAGATTATATTGATATTGAAGAACTTAAGGAAACTTTTAGAGACGATGAAGAAAATAATGTTAGAGAAAACCTTGAAGACTTTTTTGACGAGGAAGATTTTGAATATTCAGACCCAGCAGTTCAAGAAAGAATTGATGAAATTGAATTGTTTTTAGAAGATTCTGAAATAGACCAAGAAAAAGAGGATGAATTAAATGAAGAACTTGATGAGTTAAGAGATAGTGATAAAACTGTTCCTGAAAATTTAATTGAGGAAAAGGTTGAAGATTTAATTAATGATTTGGTTGATGACCCTGCGAACGTAATTGAAGAATATGGTTTGAATATTGAAAACTTTATAGATATAAAAGGTTTTAAAGAAGGGTTAGTTGAAACTGACGGTATTGGTCACACACTGAACTCTTACGATGGTGATTACGATACTATTGAATTTAATGATGAAACATATTACATTTTACAAATAGAAGGGTAAAATGGAAACAAAACCAAAAAGAAGAAAATTAAAAAAAGACAATCATTTTAAGTTATCAACAGATTGGTTGTTAACAGAACCAGTTGACTACGAACATAAGTATTATATGTTGATGGACTTCTTAAATTTCTGTGACGATAAAATTGAAAAGTTTGAGTTGTATCCGTTATTCAGTGAAATGTCGTTACACTTAGCAAATCTACAAACGATATCTTCAGAGTTCAAATACATCATTGTTAACAAAAAATTTGAAGTCATTGACGATGAAATATTAATCAATGAACTTAAATTTACACCAATCCCAAAGTTAGGTGATGATGAGTTAGAAGAACTAAATAAAATTCTAAAATATGCTGGACCGAAGTTTTTTGAATACTTTAATGTCATCAAAGCTCTTTGGACATTAACATACGACTCGGTTTCAATCAAACATACCAACGAGAATAAAAATCAGAGTTTAGAAACAGGATATTTTTTTACACTTAAGGGTAACAACAAAAGGATTTGGAAGTATGTGGCAGGTGATGTTAACACGGTTAAACACGACAGTAAATTTGCGGTTCAGTTGATATTTGATGGTGAAAGTAAAAAGGTTATCAAAACAATATTAAATGAATTAACCCAAGATATAAGTCTACCTATATTTGAATTAATGTCATCCAACGACTTACCATTTGAGAATACACTCCTACCAATCTTTAAAAGAAAGGTATTAAGTTACATAGTTCAGAAAAAAACAATTGTTAATCTAAAAAAAAATTAATACTTTTGTAATATGGGGTTCAACAAAAAGATTGTAGGAGAATTACAAATACATGAAATAGAAATGAACCCCGAAAATATTAAGTATTATCTTAACGCTGATGCTATATTATTTTCATCTAAAGAAATTGAAATTAAATTTAAAGAATATGAGAAACAATATAGACCTGAATGAAGTTCTGTTAAGAAAACTTGAAAAACCAGTTCATATCAATTACATTTGTGATTATATCCTACGAGTTGGAATCGACGAAACAAGAAAACGAATTGAAAAACTTGTAAGTGAGGGTATACTTGAAGAAAGTAAATATGGAAAAGAATATTATGTCAGAGCAAAAAGAAATGGTTAATCACCCATCACATTATGGTGGTGAAGATAATCCATATGAAGCAATCAAAGTCATTGATGAGTGGAATTTAGGATTTTGTCTTGGGAATACAGTTAAATATATCTCAAGAGCGGGTAAAAAAAATAAAGAAAAAGAATTGGAAGATTTAGAAAAAGCTCTGTGGTATCTACAATATTATGTAAATCAAAAAAAATATGAAAAGTAAAATTACTGTTATTGGTATATCATCTGATAACATTGAAAATGTATTTAATGGTTGGGAATATACTTACATAGTTAAAGATTTATTAGCGAATTTTGAAGTTGACCTAAAGTTAATTTCAGATAAATTAGATTTGTTTTGTGACAATTGTTTAATAATTTATTCATGTGATGAAAGAAATATTCCTGATAATTTACTTGAATATTTTACTGAGTATAAAAATAGAAATCTTGATTTTAATCTTTTTCACATATCAAACGAACAACTAAGACATGATACAAGTTATTATAAATTGGCTAAAAATGTTTTTAGAAATTATTTTGACCCGTCAATAACTTTAAATAATGTTTTAACTTTACCTTTAGGTTATAAAAATGGGTTTTTTAATCCGAGTTTAACATTTAAAAAAATTGAAGATAAAAAATTTGATAGTTGTTTTGTTGGACAATTAAAACACGATAGAATTAATGTTGTTCACGAAATTAGTAATTTAGATAAAAAATTTATACACATTACACAACAATGGGATTGTCCAACATCTCTCCCTTCGGAAGCAGTTTTTAAGATTTATCAAGATACTCTTTTAATTCCGTGTCCAATTGGTAATGTTAATCAAGACTCGTTCAGAATTTGTGAGATTTTGGAATCCGGCTCAATACCTTTAATTAAAATTTATTTCCAAGAAGATTATTTTAAACATATTTTTGGAGAACACCCAATACCAACTGTTAGAGATTGGAATGAAATACCTAAAATATTAAAAGATATTAAAAATAATAGTAACGAAAAAATTTTAGAAATTAATGAGTGGTATAAAAAATTCAAAGAAGAACTAAGAACTAAAATTTTTAATATATTAAATAAATGATAGAAAATTATATTAACAAAGTCCTTAATGGTGATACCATTGACGTGATGAGCGAAATGCCCGAAGGATGGGTTGACCTAGTTGTTACATCGCCTCCATATAATGTGGGTATCCAATACGACACACATAACGATGAGATTGTTATGGATGAATATTGGGAGTGGTCTGAAAAATGGTTGACAGAAGTATACCGTCTACTTAAAGACGATGGAAGAATTGCTATTAACATACCATATGAGGTGAATGTACAAGCCCGTGGTGGTAGAGTATTCTTCGCTTCAGAAATATATCAGGTGATGAAAAAAGTTGGGTTTAAGTTCTACGGTATTGTTGACCTTGAAGAAGACTCACCACATAGAAGTAAGACAACTGCTTGGGGTTCTTGGATGAGTCCATCATCTCCTTACATTTACAACCCAAAAGAATGTGTCATCTTGGCTTATAAAAAAGTTCACATCAAGAAAGTTAAGGGTGAACCACAATGGAAAGGTGAACCTTATCTAACTGAAGAGGGGAAGAACAAAGTTGCTTATTCTGAACAAGATAAGAAAGAGTTTATGGAATTGGTGTTTGGACAATGGAAATACTTTGCCGATACCCGTTCATTAACAAAGGCGACGTTCTCCATGGATATTCCCGAAAAGGCAATCAAGATATTGTCATACAGAAATGATGTGGTATTAGACCCCTTTAATGGTTCAGGTACCAGTTGTGTGGCAGCAGTTGTTCATGACAGACGATGGGTTGGTATTGAATTAAGTGAAAACTATTGTGAAATTGCTAAACAACGAATACAAAGTTTTGTTGACCAAAAGAGCCAACAGAAGTTACAATTTGAAAACGGAGTCCAATAAACTCCGTTTTTTTATTTATTTGTATATTTATAATTAAATGTTATTATGAAAAATTCGGAAGTTGTTAAATTTTTACTAGAAACACAAACTCAGTTTAGAATACTACACTGGCAAACAAAATCATTCTCAAGACATGAGGCTTATGGGCGTATTTATGATTCACTTGATGATTTGATTGATAAGTTTGTTGAAGTTTGTATGGGTAAACACGGAAGACCTAGTTTTACAGGCGGTTATACATTAGCGGGTAGAGATATTGAAGAACTTGAGTTAACTGAGTTTATTAATTTAGTATGTGAATACTTGGTGGGATTGTCTGAAAGCTACGACCCAAAGATGGACTCAGATTTATTAAACATTAGAGACGAAATGTTAGCGGAAATTAACCAGTTGAAATACTTGTTAACTTTAAAATAGAGGTATATTACTTTTTTACTTTAAAAGGTTCATCGTAATGATGAACTTTTTTTTTGTTATAATATTTATTATTAATGAAAAAGATAATTTCTGAAGGTGGTATTAGAAACATAAAAGAACTTTCTAATAGATACAGCAAAGCGAAGATATACTTTCACCAAGATTTAGATGGTGTTGCAACTGCATTAGCAATGAAAAAGTATTTGGAAGACAATGGAATTAAAGTTGTTGATGTTGAAGTAATCCAATACGGAGATAAAGAATTTGCGGTTAAGAAGGCGGATGCTGAAGGTGAAATTATGCCAGTTCTTGTTGACTTTGCTCACGGAAAACCAATGTTCGTAGTTCACACCGACCACCACGATAGACAAGCCGGAGCTGACGAAACTAAATCAACTCAGTTCAGAGGAGCTCGTTCTAATGTTGAAACACTTTCACAGATTGTTCCGGCATCTGAAATTTTTACACCGGAAGATGTTGCGACAATATCTATGGTTGATAGTGCTGATTATGCTTCTAAAAACATTACACCTGAAATGGTAATGAATTATGTATACGGAACGTCAAAAGAAAAAAGTGCTAAAGAAAATAGAATGTTATTAGGTTTGGTTACTAACAAGTTATTGTTGGCGTTTAAGAACAAACCCGGATTTTTAGAGACATTAGTGTTAGATTGTAAACCTTCAATCCTTTCAATCTTTAATAAGATAAAAGAGTTGATGAAGACAAATAGATATGCTGACATATCTTCATTAGAAAAAAACAAAGAAGATTATGTTCAGACAATGAAAGGACATAAGAATGTTCAGGTTAAAGATAATATCATTGTTCAATACGGTGGTGGAAGTATGATGAAACCTGGCTCATATGATAGATATACCCCATTTAGAAACAACCCTGAGGCAGACTTTCTTGTAATTGCTTGGCCACTTGGTTTATTACAGGCATCGTGTAACCCTTTTAAAAAAGAAAGAGAACTTAAAGGTGTTAACTTGGGAGAAATTGCTCAAGAAGTATTGGGACATTGGGAATCACAATTAAAAGAAAAACAAGTTCCACTATCAACAATTAAATGGGTTTCTGAAACTGCTGCAAAAGAAGAATCAGTTGGATTTACCTTTAAGGATTTTGCTGCAATATACGGAGACAAGTACTTGGATGAGAAAGATGGTGTTAAAACACTTATGGATATTAAATCTTTGATGGAAAAGAAATCAACTGAACTGACTGAAGAAGAATGGAGTGTTTTAGATGGTGTTACTGTCCCTGTATGGGAAGTTATTCAAGCAAATTCAGGTGGACACAAGTGTATTACAAATGTATCTGGTTTAAACTATATTGGAAGAAGTAAAAGACCACCACAAGGTAAGTACAAGTACGACTCTGAAAAAGATGATTCACCTTATATTAAATTCTTAAAGATGTTACAGAATAAATTTGTAAATGTCTTACAAGAAAAGATTAATCAAAAATGAGAATAGTTGAAGAAATTAGTAAGATAAAAAAATTAATGTTTGAAAATCAAACTAATTTTAATTTTGGATATCAAGGGGACATTGGAGAGAAACCAGGGTTACATATCTACATATCTGATGACGAAAAAATTGGACATTCTAATTTACTTAATTTTTATGATTCTTGGGATTTTGATATGGATGTAGAAAGATTTTATAATAATCCACAATATTGTGTTGATGGTTGTGATGACGGATTCTTCAACCAAAAAAATACAGTATATCTACATGACTTAAAAGTTTCCCCAAAATATCAAGGTAATGGGTATAGTAAGTTACTAATGAATAAATCACACGAAATTGCTAAAAATCTAGGATTTGATTATGTTAGTTTGATTACATCTAGAAATAATGAACCCGCTCAAAATTTGTATAAAAAATTAGGTTATAAATTACACCAAACTGATGATAATAAAGATTTTTATTATTATAATTTAAACAAATGAAACAAAGTGATGGAATAATTGTGAAAGAAAGGTTAAACTTTAATTAAGAACTTACAAACATCACCCTCTTCAATATTTTCATCTTTACAACGACCACCTTCTATTTCTAAAACATAGGTTCCTGAACCTTCATAACTTTGACAAAGTTCAAATTCACAGGGTTCACAGTTGTGGTGTATTTTTGTTATTTTATGGTTTTTATCTATAAAGATGATATCCAAAGGAATAATACAGTTCAACATCCAAAAACTGTGTTCACCTTTACCCATAAAAAATAACATACCATCAAATCCAATAAACTCCCGACCCATCATTCCTCTTTTAGTTTCAGATTTGGTTTTACAAACTTTGACTTTAAATATTTCTTTATTTATTGTTACAAACATAGTTATATATAAATAGTATTATGAAACAAAGTGCTGGAATTATTGTGAAAGTAAATGATAAATGTCTGGTTTGTAAGAGGGCTTCAGATGTTAATGAACCTGCAAAGTGGGCAATACCTATGGGTGGTATAGAGGAAGGAGAAGACCCTAAAGATGCTGCGTATAGAGAGTTCTATGAAGAGATGGGTGTTTCAGTTGATGGTGTTATTAAACCTTTAGTTAGGATTAATCGTTATAATAAGTTAGGAAATATAAAAAGTATTTTACATGTTTTTATTTTTAAAACTGATACTGAAATCATTCCTGATTTAGATAGTGCTGTAGATGGTTTTGAACATACTGAATGTGATTATATGACTTTAGATGAGATTAAAGGACTTACTATGTCATCGGGTATTAAGGAAGTTTTAACTGATGTGTTAAATTTTTAATTTTTTTGATATATTTATTTGACACTACGGAATATTTGCCGTAAGTTTGTAAAAGATTTAACACTCATAGGGAATGAAAGATACTCGGTAGTTAAATTGAAAAAAAAGTTCTTAATTTATTTGACAGATTGAAAAAAATGTCGTAAGTTTGTAAAAGATTTGAGAGAGGGAACGATTCAGATACAACTCTCAAAAAAAAATAACAAATTACTTGACAGATTGAAAAAAA